TCAGCAAGCCTTCGTGAACGAAGTAGCTCAGTCAGTGGCTTGATGTAAACAACACCCAGCCCTTCCACTTCTACCTTCTTAGCTTCAGGTTTTAGTGCAAGCAGCAACTCTTTAGTCAAAGATGTCATCGTTAGTTTCTCCCTGATCTTCTGGTTTATCTTCGTGGGGCCAGATACCGACTAAACTGCCAGCATCAGCATTGTCCCCAAGAAGCTCTTGTACGCCTTCTTTAACTTCTTCTATCGCTTCAGGAGAAAGACGACACACGAACCGGATAGGTGAACCTTCAGTCCAACTCTTGTATCCGACTCTCTTTCCTTCGTACAGCACGATGTATTGCTTCAGATGGACTTCCTTGCGGGTTCCAATCGTCTGCCCAACGTGCTGTACCAAAGAAACTTTGTTACTCATCGTCTTTCTCCCTAATTAACTCTTAACTATGAACCAGCGGTGTAAGCAGGAGCAACTCGGCCATCAAAAGCAAACGTGACGTTTAGCTCTAATAGCGATGTCCCGTTGAGTTCGCTGAATCCTACGTTCTGAATGAACCCGCTACCTGCAAGGGTTGCTGCGGTGGTTTCACCTTCAAGCAATCCAAAGTCAAGAGTGCAGGTCATCTCAGTCGAGTCTGGACCTTGATATCCAATGTCCGTTAGTTCGTTGAGGTCATTACCATCGAAACGAACAGTGATGCCGAGTTCACCCGGCTCACTTAGGTAAGATGGAATATACTCCTTGAATCCGCTTGAATCCAAGCAGGATACGTCGATCTTGTCTCGATCAAACGAGGGCATTGATATCGAACGAACGCAGTAGGTCTTAGTGTTAAGACCAGCGGTTTGAGCATTTGAAAAGGAGATCGTTGCTCCTTCCCCAGTGTAATAAAGAGGCATGTGATGTCCTTTTAATCTAAGGTTGTGTAGCTAATATCAAAACTTTGAACTGAACGAAACTGCCAGTTGTCTGTACCGTCATTAGGAATATCCACAAGGTGAATCTTTCCGGTCTGACGCTTCACACCATTCACAAAAATGGTATCGCCACTAATCTTACCACGATATCCATTTAGTGCATCTTCGATTGCTGTGGCTAAATCATCAGCCTGTTCTCTGGTATCACCGTAAGACTCAAACCTTACGGTAGCGATACTCATAGGAGTAAACGAATCTAAGCAATCGAATGGTTCTTCAAATGTTGTGTAGAGGATCGCAGCAGGCTTTTGTGTGTCCTCTGGAACGAAGTCAGCAAAGATACGACCTCCACTGAGTGAGAGGACGGTATCGTCTGCTTTAACGGCGGAGATTGCGGTCGGGAGGATGTTACCCATCAGAACTCTCCCCGTAGCTCGATTCGCCTTTCCATCTGCAAACCATCAGCGTCGATGATAGCAGAGATCCCGTAGTTCTTTCCGTCGATCACGCACCTGTCTTTGGTGGTTAAGTCGCCAGTCCCGAAGAACTCTCCGTAGGCAACGTGGGTTGTCTTTTCGTGTGTCATCCGACCACGAACGATTTCCCCGCCGACAGTAGTGATAAGCTCGCAGGGCCATGTTTGTGTCACCACATCCCAGTCTGCTTCTGTTTTGTAAGTCGGCTGACCGTAGGAATCGACGTTTCCATCATGACGATAAAAGGTCGCCGTCCACCTACGCATACCGATGCGTTTGCGTATGCTCACGGATAGGAACTCCGCATGAGTGTCGAAACTAGACGCTCATAAGCGACTTCCTGTGAATGTAACGCACTACCTTCTTGTGCAGGGTCAAAGAACCACTTACCTACACAAAGCAGGATTGCAGTTTTCATCATTCGAGGTACACATGCTGCATCGGTTCCGTAACCAGCAGTAAAAGTTACCTTAACTGCATTTGGATTGTCTGATTCAACGGTCGGCCATTCTTCGCCGGGTTGAACAAAGATGGAGCATCTAGCATCGTCAAAGATGTAGTCATCGCTCGACATCGTTACGAGTGTGCCATCTTCGTCATAGTATTTGACGCTTTGGATGACAGTGACCGCTTTCTTGTATAGCTTGACCTCACCTTTAAGAGCATCATCGACGTTCCAGTCGAACTGTGTTTGCTCGTATGATGCCGTCAGTATTTGACGGTCGAGATCTTGTTCGAGACGCTCGGTCGCAGCCTCAATAAGAAGCTGCAACTCGGCATCATGGGTTGTGTCATCAGGACTTAGCCTTAGATGACTTTTTACTTGAGCTACGCTTACCGGCAGGCTTGACGGGCTTGTCGTCCGTTTCAATGTCCAATTTGCGGTCATCTTCAACCTTTTCCAGTACGCCAAACGCCCAAAGTGTTTTCAACACCCCTTCTTTTATCGCAGAGTCATCCACGACACTGCCCGCAGGAAATCCCATGCGGGCAGTCTTAAACTTTACCTTCGCCATTATCAAGTAATGGTGATTTTGGCGAGGACTTCTGGGTTAGCAACCTTGATGTCAATTCTCTCGGTAGCTTGAATACCAATTTGGTCATTGGCAGCGTAAAGCTCATTGAGAGTCTTGAAGGTCAAGCTACGACGATCACCGAAGTAGCAACCGAGTCGCAAGTCACCGAATACAGCGACAAGTTCACCAGAAGCAGGAGCCGCTGGAAGGATGTTAGTGAGGACAACTGGGTATCCCATCAACAATGGTTGCTGACCACCTTCGAGATCGCTGATGGTGTTTCCACCGGCAGCATTGACCAAATCACGAATCTGGCCGTGATACACCGTGGGGTTGACATAAAAACTGTTGTTTGCACCACGAACAGGATTGCCGATACCCGTTGCACATGCAGTAATGTCAGTCAGTGCAAGAGCAGCAACCGAAGCAACATTGGTGTCATCAACACTTGCATCACCAGCAATACCGTTGGCATTAACACCACTGGCAACACCGTTGAACAGGTTGTCATCTTCAGCAATCGCGATTGAGTAAGCGATGCTCTGAGTAACGGTGTCAACCATCGAGATGACAGCATCTTCCGATACTTCGGTAGACATCTTAACAAGTGCAGCAAGTTTGGTTGCTGCAAGGCTTACCTGAGCGAAAGTTAAGTCACTCTCGGTAATCGCTGCTGCTTCAGCAGGGTAGTAAACAGTAGCTTGTGCAGTAACCTTTGGGACTGCCCAAGTATCGCTTCCCATGACGATACGCTGACATGCTTGTCGAGCGATACCGTAATCTTCGAGCAAGTTAATCAACTGGTTCGAGAGAGGGTCAGGAACAGCAAATCCACCTTTGTTATCAGTTCCGCCAGACTGTGCTGCCATGAACTGCTTTGCATTGTGATCTCCACCGAGTGCAGCGAGATACATACCTGCGGTGTAAGCATCTTCGCTCGATGCAAAGACCTTCGACTTCTGACTTTTAGCTTTTGCTGGAATCACTTCTTTGACTTCCTTTAGTGCGGGTTGCGTTGCTTCAAAAACTGCTGGCTGTACCGCTGCCTGAGCTTCTGACTCACGCTTCGCTAAGATTTCAGCCTTGATCTTCTCTAGTTCAACAGCTTGATCGAACTCCTTCTCAAGAACATCAGCCTTGGCCTGTAACTCTTGAAGTTCTTCAATCGAAGCTGAATCGGATTTTGCCAAAGCCTCTAGTTCAAGCGAAATGTCGCTCAATTCGGCCTTGATATCGTTTTGATTTCGCCTGACCATTGGTTTCCTTTAAGTTTGGGTCATTGCTCGTACAATGAGCGTTAAAGAGTATCAATAACAAAATTTTGTGTCAAACTTCGCGCTAGATCCTAGTGCGTAGCCTAATCCTTCTAGCAGTCTCCTTGGCAAGGATCTGCACGTTTGGAGAGATGACTGAAGCCTGTGGCTCCTCATCCTTATACTTCTTTTTCTTCATGTCGATGATCTCGTCGATCAAGCCTGCTTCCAATGCACTCTCGGCATCGAACCAAGTTTCCTTGTCCATCAGAGCAAGCCAATCTTCGGCTTCACCACCTGCCTTAGCGACATACGTTTCAGCGATGTCCTTGTCCATCATTTCCATGATGTCCGCCATGCCTCGGAAGTCCTTGGCGTTACCCATAGCAACCGTCCACGCCCGGTGGATCATGTATTTACCGTTGCTATTCATGACTACTTTATCAGCAGCACAAGCTACCACGGTAGCGATGGATGCACATAGGGTGTCAACGTGGACGGTCACTTGACCATCGTAGTTCAGGATAGCGTTATGGATTGAAAGACCATCAGTGACAGATCCACCGGGAGAGTCGAGGTGGATC